GCGGCATGATTGGCTATCAATACGCAGCTATTAAATGAATTAAACGCCATCGATAAATCAAAGATGGCCGAAGGCGATAAGGAGAACGCTCGCCAGATCGCCTTTGGTAAATACAACGCCGCTATTACGGCTGCCGGTGATTTAGCAGCTAAGGAAAGTTACAGCGAGCGCGTACAGATTCAACTAACCGAAATCGCCAAACTTGCCTCACTTAGCAAGACATCAAACGCGGCTACGGTCCTGGGCAAGCTTCGCGAATCCGAAGAGTTAAATATGATCGATCGCGTAGCCAAGGCACAAAAGGCAGCCGACGATGCGCGCTTGAAAGCATTACAAGAATATATAGCGTTATTAGGAAAGATTGGCACCGGAGGAAATCTAGGCGGTTTAACTTCCAGCGGTGTAGGTTCACTTATCCCAGCTTCAACCGTTATAGATACCGTTGAAAAAATGGCTCAGGCAACGAGCAAGCTAGGCAAGGACGTAACTATCTTTGATTTATTTCCAACTTTAACCGAGAATCAACAAAGCGACCTTGGTGGATATAGCCCTACAATGAATTACGGCGGCGGCTACCCGGCTACTTATAATATTAAGATCGAGGCAGGTTTAGGCGATCCTGAGGCTATTGCTCGAGCTGTCGAGGACGTACTTAATCAATCCACATATAGAGGCACCACGGTTAATCGCGGTTCCGGGGATTACACGATAGCGTGAGTACCTGGTTACCCGAATGGCGTATCACCGTGGGCACCACGGTCTATACCAATGTCCTAAGCGTAAATATGGCCACCGGCCGCGATGATATCGATCTACAATGCAACGCCGGGTATGCCCGTATGGAGATCGTAAACGTAAACAATACGGCCTTCGATATTGACGTTACAGATATTTTGACTTTAGAGCTAAAGAACAGCTCAGGCACATATGTACCCGTATTCGGTGGCACCGTATCGGACTTTGGCATATCCGTACGCTCACCGGAAGAGGTAGGGTTTATAACAATCGGTAATATATTGGCCGTCGGTTCCCTGGCTAAATTGACTAAGGCCTTGTTCCCGGATGCCCTACCAAAGACTGAGGACGGCAACCAGATCTTCGACATTCTAAACGAGCTATTAATCAACTCGTGGAATGAGGTAGCCCCGGCCCTACAATGGCAGGATTACGACCCTACGACTACTTGGGCCAATGCCGAGAACGTGGGCTTGGGTGAGATCGATCAGCCTGGACTTTATGAAATGATCTCACGATCAGCCGATCCGTTTAGCAGCTACAACCTATGCGCCCAGATCGCACAAAGCGCACTCGGAAATATGTACGAGGACAAGGCTGGCCGCGTATGTTATGCCGATGCCGATCACCGTACGGCTTATCTATCGGCTAACGGCTATACGACTATCTCGGCTAATTACGCTACCCCATCCAGCGTTAAGTCAATATTACAAATAGGCAAGATCCGTAACTCGCTCGTATTTAACTACGGTAATAATTACAATAATCAGGCCACGGCGTTAGATGCCGCCTCTATCGCTAATTACGGACGGTACCAGCGCAGCGTTAGCTCTAACCTCCATAACCTAAGCGACGTGAACGACGTTATGGATCGTGAATTAGGCCTCCGGGCTATCCCACGTGAGCAGCTACAGGCCATTACTTTTAGACTGGATAACTCGGAGCTACCCGATGCCGAGCGTAATAAGCTGATTAACGTATTCTTTGGTGAACCTATCGTTATTAACGACCTTCCGATTAATATGTTTAACGGGTCCTTTAATGGATTCCTGGAGGGCTTTGCCATCAGGGCTACGCCTCAATTCGTAGACATAACGCTCACGCTGAGCCCTACAGATTTCTCACTGGTTGCGCCACAGTGGGATACGGTTAGCCCGTCTAACCTGGTTTGGACAGGTGTAAACGCTACACTTATCTGGGAAGACGCTTTTGGAGGTTTGACATAATGGCAACGGTTACCCCGAACTTTAACTGGCCCGTTCCAACTTCGACCGATCTGGTCAAAGACGGAGCTACGGCTATCGAGGCACTTGGAGATTCTATTGATGCCTCGCTGGTCGATCTCAAGGGCGGTACCAGCGGACAGGTATTAAGCAAAAACTCGAATACAGATATGGATTTCGTCTGGGTTACTTCCGACGATGCTAACGCTATCCAGAATACGATCGTCGATGCAAAGGGCGATTTAATTACAGCTACAGCGGCCGATACCCCGGCACGTTTAGCGGTTGGATCTAACGGCGAGACACTCGTAGCAGATAGTTCCACTTCGACAGGTTTACGTTATACCTCAAACTTTGCAGCGGGTAAGAATAAAATTATCAATGGCGATTGCAACATCAACCAGCGCAATTTTTCAAGTGGTACGGCAACAGGTCAATACATCTTAGATAGATTTCAAGATGATGGCACAGGTGGCACGATTACAACTAGCATCCAACAATTTACGCCTGGTACTGCGCCTGTCGCTGGTTACGAAGCCAAGCAATTTATGCGAACAATTACTGCAACTCAATCAGCAGCAGGTCATTATGACTCATTGACACAAGCAATCGAGGATGTACGCACATTGGCAGGACAAACCGTTACGGTTTCGTTTTGGGCTAAGGCTGCCAGCGGTACTCCGAACATTGGAATTTCATTGTCTCAAAACTTTGGTTCAGGAGGTTCGGCTAGTATTATCTCCAGCGCAGCAGTACAAACAATCACAACCTCTTGGGCTAGGTATTCATTTACATTAAATTTGCCATCAATCAGCGGTAAAACAATCGGCACATCATCATTTGTAAAACTTTACATTTTTGTATCTGTTGGAAGCACTATTCAATCATTTGGTTATCCAGCAGTCGGATTACAAAATAATACTTTTGACGTATGGGGCGTACAGGTTGAGGCAGGTTCAGTCGCTACCGCTTTCCAAACAGCGACTGGAACACTTCAAGGAGAATTAGCCGCTTGCCAGCGTTACTACACACGCGAAAGTGTGACTACTACCTATGCTTATTTGCGGTCAAATGGAAATGCAACGACAACATCACTTGCAAGAATAATTGTTCCATTTCCTGTTGAAATGCGTGTCAAGCCTAGTGCTATGGATTACGGCGGGGCTTTAGCGGTTTCAGATGGTGGAACTTTTTACAGCACAGGAAGTTTTGTGCTTTCGACTAATAGCACAACTGAAAATGCACAGGTGGAATACACACACGGCACCGCCTCGTTTGTTCAGTATCGTTATTATGGATTGCAAGATGCCAATAATGGTTCAACCTATCTAGGCTTTAGTGCGGAGTTATAAAAATGGACAAAGTTAAGTTTGTAAAAATAACAAATGAATTGACCGATGAGGTCGTAGAACACGCAATCATTGACAAAGGCAACGGAGATTTCACTTCAATGTCAAAGGCAGAATACGACCGCCAGCAAGCGGAACAATCCACACCGAGCGTTACAAGTGGAGACTAGTTATAACGGCTACCCGGCCTCTAAAGATCCGGAAGCTATAAAAATAAAGTCCTACCTTGTAAAAGGTACGGATCGTAAGCTGCGATGTGCTGAGAGCGTGGGGCCACTACTCGCAGCCTTCGCGGCTGAATTTCACGAGCTGATCGAGCCGATCGATGAGGGTACGTTTGACGATTGGGCATATGCGTACAGGATGGTTAGGGGTAATCCAACCAAACTATCGTGCCACTCATCCGGGACGGCCATCGATCTAAATGCGACGAAGCATCCACTAGGTAAGTTTGATACGTTCCCGGCTGAAAAGGTGCCAATGATTCGGGCCTTGGCTAAGAAGTACGGCCTCAAATGGGGCGGCGATTTTAAGAGCCGTCCGGACGATATGCACTTCGAGGTCAATGTGACACCGGCCAAGGCTAAAGCCTTAATCGAGAGTTTAGGTTTATAGTTATCCAAAATCCTTAAGGGCACTAAGGAGCACGAAATGAAAGAACAAGCAATAGCTGCTGCAAAATCCTACGGTCGCGCTGCGCTGGCTAGCGCCGCTGCGCTGTATATGTCTGGTATATCAGATCCGAAAGTATTGGCTAACGCGTTTATCGCCGGGCTAATCGGGCCATTACTTAAAGCGCTTCAACCTTCCGAAGGTCAGTTTGGGGTCAAGAAGTAATGGAACAAGTCCAGCTCGTAGTCGGTATAACTTTGGGGAGTTGTACCATTTTGGGGCTGGGGGCTGGGCTTATCCGTCACTTTGTAAAATATTACCTGTCCGAGCTAAAGCCTGACAGCAACGGCGGCCATAACCTACGCGGTCGCATTGACCACATAGAGGCCCGTCAAGAGCGTATGGACGTAAAGATCGACAAGATCTACGAAATATTATTGGAGACACGCCTAGCCAGGTAATTGCCTTTTGTCAGTGGTAGGCCTCATACTGATACTACAAACGCCGGGAGGGCTACTCGGTTTGGTAGCTGCTCGGCCTTAACAAAGGGCGAACAATGAACAGTATGGACCTATTAATAGGCCTTGCCGCTTGCGGTATGGGCTTTATGTTTATGGTGATCGGGTATTCAATCGGTTACCGCCAGGGGCACGGCGAAGGGTTTATTCGCGGCCGGGCAATAGCACAGGCTCTGAAAGATAAGGAGCTAATCTAATGGGATTCTTAGATAATTACGAGGATGTAAATAGCAGGATTAAGCGCTTTCGATCCGAGCATCCGACAGGCAGACTTGTTGCCATTATCGAGGATATGGATTTAACCAAGGGTACGATCTTAATCCGGGCCGAGGCCTATCGTGAATACGAAGATCACGTACCGAGTGCCGTGGATTACGCATATGGCAACGTTGCCTCGCTACCTAACAATATGAAGCGCTGGCTAGTAGAGGATACTGTCACTTCCGCTTATGGACGTGTCATCGGGCTTTTAAGTCCTAGCGATGCCGGAAGGCCTACACGTCAGGATATGGAAAAGGTAGAAGTGCTACCGGCTGATTCTGACCCGTGGAGCACCAAGGCTGCCATCGAGGACATTCCAACAATGGCCACAGCTATCACCGATATCGCAGCGAATCTAGGCGGTGAATTAGTAGCTGCAGCGCCGCGCTGTCCGCACGGCACGATGGTTTGGGCCGAGGGAACGGCCAAGACCACAGGGAAACCGTGGGCCGCGTACAAGTGCACGGAAAAGAACCGGGCTAATCAATGTACCCCACGTTGGTATGTTTTAGCTTCTGACGGTAAGTGGAAGCCACAGGTATAAAATGGCTAAAGAGTTTACAGAGGCCGGGCTATTTGATTACATTAAGACACGCTACTTAGAGGATTTAGAGATGAGTAGCGATGCCTTCGAATATATAGATGCAACCAGCCAGGGCTATCGGTTAATCATCGAGCTAAAGTGCCGCCATACACACTATGACGAGTTAATCCTGGAAAAGGATAAGCACGAGTCACTGGTACAACAGGCGGACAAACTAGGCTTTACGCCGTTTTATATCAATTCAACGCCTGAGGGCATATATGCGTTTAACCTACGCAAGATAAAGGTCACTTGGACCACGCGAAAACTGCCGGCATCAACCTATAACAAGACTATCCCGGTTGATAAAACGGTCGCGTATTTACACATAGACGAGGCGGTAAAACTGTAATGGGAGAATTGACGTTTATTAAAGATGGCTACGCAACCACGATCCACGATGACGGAAATATAACCGTGGTAGCTGCTCAATATTGCGATCAATGCAAAAGCTGGCAGACAGGACTGGGTGGATTCAATGTACGCGATGTGACCGGCGAAGTCGTAATGTGGCTGTGTGCCGATTGCAGGGCGTAATGACCACATATAAATACGAGTGCCGTAAATGCAAGAAGGTAACCGAACAAATCGAACGCATCATTACGGACAACCTGCCGCCTAACGTTAAAACCCTGCAATGTACTAAATGTGGGGTTATGGGCGTATGTCTAATGGAGTCCCAGGATGCCGATGTATGAATATGAGTGCGTTATGTGCAATATACGCTACGAGCTAGAGCAACCGATTACATCCGTATCGGCCCCTATGTGCTGTGGTACGCATATGCGCCAGGTTTACCACGCGCCTGGTATCAGCTTCAAAGGAACCGGATGGGGTCATCAGTGAGCGAGACTCTAGATATGGAGTTCGGCTATAACTTGATCGATACGGGCTCATCGGACGATTACTACACACCAGCGCATATATTCGAGGCGTTAGGTATTGAGTTCGATTTAGACGTAGCCTCGCCTGAGGGTGGTATTCCGTGGATTCCGGCTAAACGCCACTACACAATTATCGATGACGGCTTGGCTTCGCCTTGGGATGGTACGGTGTGGATGAATCCGCCGTACTCGTCACCGCGTAAATGGATTGAGAAGTTTATAGAGCACGGTGACGGCATATGCCTAGTACCTACATCGAAGGCTAATTGGTTCAAGCAGGCCTGGGATCAGGCCGACGGCGTTATGTGTATGGACCCGGCGCTTAAGTTCGTCCGTGGTAATAGCTTCGCGCAGATTCAATATCTGACCATTATGTTCGCGATGGGCGATCAATCAGTAGCTGCGTTAAAGCGTTCAGGGTTAGGTAGGGTGCGATGAATAAGTTATCCACAACCCCTAATAACCTGTGGACAACACGCCGGCAGCCCGTTAAAGTTATCCACATTATTGCTTTGTACTTGACCTATGGGATACGCTCCATACGCGCTGGCGAGCCGCTGAGGCGTGTAGCTCGCAGGCGCTGTTTGGTGCTATTGGGTGCGCTCTGTGTATTAGGCACAACACCAGCCTCAGCTATAAACACACCAAAAGACATTAATAACTATAAGTTATATGCACACTTTAAACTAATAGATGCCAAGGAATATAGATGTTTAGAGCTCCTATGGACACGTGAATCACAATGGAATCCAAGAGCTGATAATCCTAAATCTACAGCCTATGGAATCCCACAAATGCTACGAATGAAGGAACGTGATCCATATAGGCAGATAGATATTGGGCTTCGCTATATCAAACACAGATACGAGACAGCCTGTAATGCGTGGGCACACCATAGAAAGACTGGTCATTACTGATGGTGCACGGTAGGCAGGACCCTAGATTAACCAGGAAATACAAAGCTCAAAGGTTAGTCGTGCTTAATAGAGATGGCTGGACCTGTGCGTATTGTGGGCAAGATGCCACCACGGTAGACCATATCCAATCAATTAAACACGGAGGCGATCCGATTAGCCTTGAGAATATGATCGCTTGCTGCAAGCGCTGTAATAGCTCTAAAGGTTCACGTTCACAGGGGGTTTTTTTAGCGTCGAAGTCTAC